CACATGGCGCGAAAAGGCGCTCCGGCGAAGCGGAAACACGAATGAGTAACAATGTAAAATTAAAGGTATTGCTCAGGGCTGTTGACCAGGCATCCCGCCCGTTTAAATCCATCCGCACAGCGAGTAAGTCGCTGTCGGGGGACATCCGGGAAACACAAAAATCGCTGCGCGAGCTGAACGGTCACGCATCCCGTATTGAGGGATTCCGCAAGACCAGTGCACAGCTAGCCGTGACTGGTCAGGAACTGAAAAAAGCCAGACAGGAAGCCGCAGCTCTGGCTGTCCAGTTTACAAATACTGAACGACCGACAAATGCACAGGCAAAGGCAATGGAAGCCGCGCGTAAAAACGCGTCTGAGTTACAGGCGAAATATAACAGCCTGAGATTGTCGGTACAGCGCCAGCGTCAGGAATTGAGTCAGGCGGGTATTAATACCCGTAATCTGGCGCATGATGAACGAGGGCTGAAAAATCGTATCAGCGAAACCACCACACAGCTTAACCGTCAGCGTGATGCGCTGGCGCGTGTCAGTGCGCAACAGGCAAAACTTAATGCAGTAAAACAGCGTTATCAGGTCGGAAAGGAACTGGCCGGAAATATGGCCTCGGTGGGCGCTGCCGGTGTGGGTATTGCGGCGGCGGGAACGATGGCCGGAGTTAAGCTGCTGATGCCCGGTTATGAGTTTGCGCAGAAAAACTCAGAATTACAGGCCGTGCTCGGTGTGGAAAAAGACTCTGCCGAAATGGCCGCGCTACGCAAGCAGGCGCGCCAGCTCGGCGACAATACCGCCGCCTCGGCAGATGATGCAGCCGGTGCACAGATTATCATCGCGAAAGCGGGTGGGGATGTTGATGCCATTCAGGCGGCAACGCCGGTCACGCTGAACATGGCGCTGGCGAACCGCCGCACGATGGAAGAAAACGCCGCCCTGCTGATGGGGATGAAATCCGCCTTTCAGCTTTCAAACGATAAGGTCGCTCATATCGGGGATGTTCTCTCCATGACGATGAACAAAACCGCCGCCGATTTTGATGGCATGAGCGATGCGCTGACCTATGCCGCACCTGTGTCAAAAAATGCTGGTGTCAGCATTGAAGAAACCGCCGCAATGGTCGGGGCGCTGCATGATGCAAAAATTACCGGTTCAATGGCGGGGACGGGAAGCCGTGCCGTGTTAAGCCGCCTGCAGGCACCGACGGGAAAAGCATGGGATGCACTGAAAGAGCTTGGCGTGAAAACCTCAGACAGTAAGGGAAACACCCGGCCAGTATTTACCATTCTGAAAGAAATGCAGGCCAGCTTTGAGAAAAACCGGCTCGGTACTGCCCAGCAGGCTGAATACATGAAAACCATTTTCGGGGAGGAGGCCAGTTCAGCCGCCGCCGTGCTGATGACTGCCGCCTCAACCGGAAAGCTGGACAAACTGACCGCTGCGTTTAAAGCCTCAGACGGAAAGACCGCAGAGCTGGTAAATATCATGCAGGACAACCTCGGCGGTGACTTTAAGGAGTTTCAGTCCGCTTATGAGGCGGTGGGGACTGACCTGTTTGACCAGCAGGAAGGCGCACTGCGTAAGCTCACGCAGACGGCCACAAAGTATGTGTTAAAACTCGACGGCTGGATCCAGAAAAACAAATCACTGGCGTCAACCATCGGCCTTATTGTCGGTGGTGCACTGGCGCTTACTGGCATCATCGGTGCAATTGGTCTTGTAGCCTGGCCGGTTATCACCGGCATTAATGCCATCATCGCGGCAGCAGGCGCAATGGGGGCAGTCTTCACGACGGTTGGCAGTGCTGTTATGACCGCCATCGGGGCGATTAGCTGGCCGGTTGTGGCCGTGGTGGCCACCATTGTCGCCGGGGCGTTGCTTATCCGTAAATACTGGGAGCCTGTCAGCGCATTCTTTGGCGGTGTGGTTGAAGGGCTGAAAGCAGCATTTGCGCCAGTGGGGGAACTGTTCACGCCACTTAAGCCGGTGTTTGACTGGCTGGGTGAAAAGTTACAGGCCGCGTGGCAGTGGTTTAAAAACCTGATTGCCCCGGTCAAAGCTACCCAGGACACCCTGAACCGTTGCCGTGACACGGGCGTCATGTTCGGGCAGGCACTGGCTGACGCGCTGATGCTGCCGCTTAATGCGTTCAACAAACTGCGCAGTGGTATTGACTGGGTACTGGAAAAACTCGGTGTTATCAACAAAGAGTCAGACACACTTGACCAGACCGCCGCCAGAACTCAAGCCGCCACGTATGGCAGCGGTGGTTATATTCCGGCGACCAGCTCTTATGCAGGTTATCAGGCTTATCAGCCGGTCACGGCACCGGCTGGCCGCTCTTATGTGGACCAGAGTAAAAACGAATATCACATCAGCCTGACGGGTGGTACTGCACCGGGGACACAGCTTGACCGCCAGTTACAGGATGCGCTCGAAAAATACGAGCGGGATAAACGTGCGCGCGCCCGTGCCAGCATGATGCATGACGGTTAAGGAGGTGACGAAAAATGATGCTCGCGTTAGGTATGTTTGTTTTTATGCGCCAGACGCTGCCACACCAGACCATGCAGCGTGAATCAGATTATCGCTGGCCGTCAAATTCCCGTATCGGTAAACGGGATGCCTACCAGTTTCTCGGCGTTGGTGAGGAAAACATCACGCTTGCCGGTGTGCTTTATCCCGAACTGACCGGCGGCAAGCTGACGATGACCACGCTCAGACTGATGGCAGAGGAAGGCCGGGCGTGGCCGTTGCTGGATGGCACAGGCATGATTTACGGCATGTATGTCATCAGCAGGGTGAGTGAAACAGGGAGTATTTTCTTTGCAGACGGCACACCCCGGAAAATTGATTTTACGCTGTCACTCACCCGCGTGGATGAATCACTGGCCGCGCTTTATGGCGATATCGGTAAACAGGCAGAATCGCTCATCGGTAAGGCTGGCAGTATGGCGACTAAATTCACGGGGATGACGGGGGCGGAATAATGCTGGATGCGCTGACATTTGATGCAGGCAGTACGCTGACGCCGGATTACATGCTGATGCTCGACAGCAGGGATATTACCGGCAATATCAGCGACCGTCTGATGAGTATGACCCTGACGGATAACCGGGGCTTTGAGGCTGACCAGCTTGATATTGAACTGAACGATGCCGACGGGCAGGTCGGGCTGCCGGTTCGTGGCGCTGTCCTGACGGTGTATATCGGCTGGAAAGGTTTTGCCCTGGTATGCAAAGGGAAATTCACCGTTGATGAGGTTGAACACCGGGGCGCACCGGATGTGGTCACCATCCGCGCCCGGAGTGCAGATTTTCGCGGGACGCTCAATTCCCGCCGTGAAGGCTCATGGCATGACACCACGCTCGGTGCGATTGTTGAGGCGATAGCCTCCCGTAACAGGCTGGAAGCCAGTGTCGCTCCGTCACTGGCCGGAATTAAAATCCCGCACATCGACCAGTCGCAGGAGTCTGATGCAAAATTCCTGACCCGCCTTGCTGAACGCAACGGCGGTGAGGTGTCGGTAAAAATGGGAAAACTGCTGTTTCTCAAAGCGGGGCAGGGGGTGACGGCCAGCGGTAAAAAAATCCCGCAGATTACCATCACCCGCAGCGACGGCGACCGTCATCATTTTGCGATTGCTGACCGTGGAGCCTATACCGGCGTAACGGCAAAGTGGCTTCACACCAAAGACCCGAAGCCGCAAAAGCAGAAGGTAAAACTGAAACGCAAAAAGAAAGAAAAACACCTGCGCGCACTGGAGCACCCGAAAGCGAAACCAGTCACGCAGAAGAAAGCGCCAAAAGTACCGGAAGCGCGCGAAGGTGAATACATGGCCGGTGAGGCTGACAACGTTTTTGCCCTGACCACGGTATATGCCACGAAAGCACAGGCCATGCGTGCTGCTCAGGCGAAGTGGGATAAACTGCAACGGGGCGTTGCGGAGTTCTCCATCATCCTGGCTACCGGTCGTGCAGATATTTACACGGAAACACCGGTCAGAGTGTCAGGCTTTAAGCGCGTCATAGACGAGCAGGACTGGACAGTCACTAAGGTGACACATTTTCTGAATAATAGCGGCTTCACGACGTCCTTAGAGCTTGAG